GGTCACACAACTAACTTTGCGAATGGTAATGTGAATGTAACCACAACAGGAACACAATGTTCATCTAATGGTTCTTACTTTAACGGTAGAATCGTAAGAATGGTATCAAATCAAGGAAACTTTAGTAATACACCAGGTGCAAGTGGTGGTTCTAATGGTAATGCAGGATCAGGTAGAAGTGGAACAAGTGGTACTGTATCTTTTCCAGGATTAAATCAAAATGGTGTGGGTATAAGTAGTAGGGCAGTATCAGGAAACGGAGACGCTGCTAGTGGAGGACCTGTAGGTAATTCATTTTCTGGTTATAATACATATAATCAAACAGTACACGGTATTGCTTCAACATCAGGATCAACAAACGGGAATTTCTCATAATGGCAACAATAACATGGAAAGTAAAAGAGACTGACGAAAACGGAACTCTAGTTGAATATACAGATGGTACTCATACTTGTTATACAAGAATGGGTGAAACATTTACGAGTAATAGAACTAGTGGTAGTTTAAATTACGAAGATATTGATAAGTGGTTAGCAAAAAATCAAGACACAATTATTAAAATGTTTGCTGAACAGGAAGATGATGATTTTAAGGATGAAGGTGTTTTTGAATTATGAAACTAGATCCACAATTTCATCCAGATCAGTTTGAAGCGAAATTGAGATACTTTGAAGAGGAACTTAGTAAAAGAGTACAATACAAAGAAAAAGGTAGGTCTCTAAAACATACAGAAACTTGGAATTTTGACGATATAAATATTCAAGCAACACATACTAATTCAGAGGATAAATTTACGGTATTATTCTGTGAAGATGGTCAGGTTACAATTAATGATATAATATCTTTAAATCAGTCCGATATCTTAATTTGTAAACAATTAGGTAAAAATTATGTTATTAAAAATATGTATTTTGAAAGTGGAAGTATAATTCATGCCTTTATATAAAAAACTAGATGTAAACCAAGAATCTACAATCAATGAACCTTTACTAGAAACAACAATAGAAAAGGCAACTGGTGGTAATGTTAGAACTACTGGCACTAGGTTAGTACAAAAAAATATTGTCGTTAGGTGTTTACCTAACATATATTATAACAGTATTGCTGAGGGTGAAGGGCCTATATTCAATAATAGTGCTGTGCCTGAATATTGTAGAACTAATTTATCTGTACAAGTAATATGGAATAATGGTATCAGTTGGACATTAGATAATGACGAAACTATTACTTTACGACCTGGTTCTTATCAAACTTTGAATGATAAAAATAATTTTGTTATTAAATACGGAAGTGAAATACAAAAAACAAATCAAGGTACACTTCTAGATAATATTACCTATGATGGTGAAGAAATATATTTTCCAGGTGAATCACAATACACACAAAAAGACGCAAACTTTAATGGTGGATTTTATTTCTTTCTAGGAATTATTCACGATATTACTTATTCGGCACAAGCTTGGTATCCTAGAATTATAAATCATTATACTAATGTAATAGATCGTACTGTTAAAATAGTTAAAGATGATAATGCTATACAACATTTTCTATTTGTTACCTCAGGAACTTTAAATGTGAGTGAAGGAGTAAAACAAAGAAACTTTAAGAAAGAGTCTTGTCTCTTGTTGCAAAAAAATAAAGAATATACACTATCACAAGTTGGTGATGAAATGATGAATGTTTATGAATTTAAATCTGTTAAAAAAGCCACTACTGACTAAAAGAGGCCTGAATAATGTAAAACTAGCAGGTAGAGAAGCGTGGGAGTCCACAGTTTTTCAACTTGCGATTTATACACTTACAATATGTTTTTTATTATTCTATCCTGTTAATTATATCTTAGCACCTTTTACTTCTATTTCAGTTTCACTCGTAATGGGATTTGCAATTGGTATATTTTTGCATAGAGGATTTGTACATAATCAATTTAAAACTTATTCATTCTTACAGAAACCTGCCTTGTTTATTGCAAGTATGGTAATGTTTACAACTTCTATTCGTTGGTCTTTTGCTCATATGTATCATCATAAATTTGTTGATACAGACCAAGACCCACATAATCCTATGAGTATAGGTCTTATAGGTTCTGCCTTTCCTATATTCTGGAATAAGTTTCCAGTATCTATGAAAGATATGTTAAGACTTAAAAAATATTTTAAAGACCCATATCATAAATTTATGGAAAGATATTTTGCTTATGTTGTTATTGCATTTTATGGTTCACTTGCATTAATAAGTTTTGAGTTTTTTGTTTACTTTGTATTGGGTTGTGCATTGACTAATATATTTGTTGCTATGGTAAATCAACTTCATGCTTGGGATAACCCTGAAGGTATATGGTGGTCCTTGATATCTGGTGGAGAGGGATTTCATAATAAACACCATGAGAATATGAGAGATTATAGAGACGGTAGTCCTTTCTTATGGTTTATAAAATTGGTAAAAAAGAATGACTGAAAAAGAACGAATAGCAGGATTGATGAGGGCAAGTTTACACGACCCTAAAAATGATTATAAACATTTTATTAAAGAAACTAGTTGGCGTGCTAAACCTAAAGAACCTAAAGAAACAGATATTAACTATAAACAAGTAGTAAAAGATTTAAAAGAGCAAGATCCTACTCAATGTGAATTCTTTAGAAGTCCTTGGAAATATAATGAGAGTTCAGTTGAAATAAAAACTGATAAAGATTATATTAAAAGATTAGAAGAAATGCTTGAGGAAGCAAGAGATCAAATTAATTATAAAGATGAAGAGTGGTACTGGTATTGGATACCCGAAAGATTAAAATACAAATTATTATCTGAAGAACAGAAACACGAAATAGATTTATTGAAAGATGAAAACGCTGAATTGAAATCTAAGAATATGCATTATCTAAAAAATATTGCAAGATGGCGAAAAGTCGCAAGACACTTAAAAGAAATTATATTAACATTAGATTATGAAACAAATAATACTTCACACAGGAAGGTGCGGCTCAACAAAACTGTGGGCGATACTTGATAGATATTATCGTGCTAAATATAGTGGCGATAATACTGAAGGTTCTCTAAAAAAATTAAATAGACGATATAATCTTTTAGAAGATAATTATTTTGGTCTATTTGAATTTTATTCGCCTAGATTTTGTGAAATGCGAGTCAAATATCCTTGGTTATCTGTACGAGTGAAACAGAAAGACGGTCTTTATCCAGGTCACAATATTACACCTGAACAGGATAGAGAGTGGACTAATTTACGATTTGAGGCGTGGGACTATGTTCATCATATTACTTGCGATCATTTTAGTAAAAATTATCTTATAAAGTACCCGCCGTTTTCACCTACATATGAAGAAGAACGAGCATATCACGAAGGTAAAATGAAACTTGAAGATTTTGAAATGAACATACCGCCTACTGATGGTACAGATTTTATAGTATTGAGAAGAAGAAATAAGATTGAGCAAGGCATATCAAGATGGTTAACAAATAAAACTAACTTATTTTTTGCTGAACGAGAACGAGATAAAACCGAATTAATTGAAAGAACGAAGAAGATATACAGTAAAAGATTATCATTTAAAGTACCAGCCTGGGCAGAACATACAGGCATAATATTGATTGATAAACTAATGGATAGACTTGTAGATCATTTAAAAAAAGTATCTAAAAATATACGAGAAATATATTATGAAGATATTGCAGATTTAGAACCCTATGAGGTTCTAGAATTTATGGGTATTACTGACTATGAGAAGTATCTAGATAAAAATTTTACTATACCATTTATTAAAACCTGGACAAGATAAGGGTTATAAATAGTATAAAGGAAAGATATGGCAACAATAGCAAATTTAAAGGTAGATCAAGGGGCAGATTTTGCTACTACGATTAATTTAAACAACCTAGATGGCACAGACTTTAATTTATCTGGATATACAGTTAAATCTCAGATGGCAAAATCTTATGCAAGTGCAACTAAAACAGATATAACAGCAGCTATTACAAATGCTGCTACAGGAGCAATTCAGTTAAGTTTAACTAATGCTCAAACAGGCGCTCTTGCTCAAGGTAGATATGTGTATGATGTTGAGGTTACGCAGACTTCTGGTAATGTAAAAACTAGAGTCATTGAAGGTCAGATAACAGTCTTTCCACAGGTAACTAGTACTTAGAGAATATAAATAGAAATATGGTAGAGGTAACAGTACAAAATTCAGGTTCAGTTGGTGCAACAGTAGATTCAGGTGGAACTAGAGGTTCGGTAACTGTAAAAGCAGGTGCTCAGGCAGCGGTTACTCTAGCTGCTTTAAATGATGTTGACGCAAGTTCAGTCGGCGATGGTTCTATATTAATGTTCAATAGTTCAACAAGTAAATTTACAACCACTAATAGTATTGAACCGCAGACAGGTGGCACAATTACAATCAACGGTGGTAATTTCTAGGAGAGATAAATGGCAACGATATTAAAAATTAAACGATCTACTGCCAGTGGAACAACAGCCCCAGGTTCATTATCAGCAGGAGAATTAGCAGTAACCTACGGAGGTGGTACTTCAGGAAACCTTGGTGAAAGGTTAATGGTTGGTAATTCAGATGGTTCTGCTGTATTAGTAATTGGTGGTAAATATTTCGCTGATCTAAATGATCACACATTAGGTACATTAACTTCAAGTTCTGCTGTGCTTGTAGATTCAAATAGTGCTATTAGCACAATGAAAATTGGTAATAGTACAACTACTGGTGGTGCAATAGAATTTCAAGAAGGAACTAATAATGGTTCTAATTCAGTTTCATTAAAAGCACCTAACTCAATCGCTTCAGATTTAACTTTAACATTACCAGGTACTGATGGTTCTGCTGGTCAACCTATTGTAACCGATGGTTCTGGTGGGTTATCTTTTGGCACAATTACAACAGCACTTAATATTGCTGCTGATAGTGGTTCGGCTGATGGTGTTAGTACTGAAGAAACAATTACTTTTGAAGGTGGTACAGGTATTGATACAACTGTTACCAACAATAAGATTTCAACTGCAATCGATTCGACTGTGGTTACAAAAACAGGTACTCACACACTTACAAATAAAACACTTGCAAGTCCTGTTTTCACTACACAATTCTCAATTGGTTCTGCTATAATTACAGAAGCAGAATTAGAAACGATTGATGGTATTACTCCTGGTACTGCTGGTGCAAATAAGGCACTCGTACTTGACGCAAGTAGGGATATAGGAACTGTAAGAGACTTTACATCAGATGGTACTATAACTGCTGTAGGATTTACAATAGGTTCTGCTACAATCGTTGAAGTAGACCTTGAACAGATTGAAGATATTACTGCTGGTACAGCACTCGCAAGTAAGGCACTTGTTGTTGACGCAAACAAAGATATTGGCACATTAAGAAATATAACCTCAAATGGTTCATTTTCTGCTGCCTCTGGTACATTTACTGGTAATATTGTAATAGGTAATGGTGCATACATTGGATCAACAAATGATACGGATGCAATACAGATTGAGTCAGATGGTGATATTGTATTAAGTCAAGACTTGGCTGTGACTGGTTCACATACGGTAACCGGTGCAACTATATTAAATGGTGCGGTTACATTAGGAGACGCCTCTGCTGACGCTGTTGCGATTAATGGTACTGCAACATTCACACCTAGTGCGGATTTTGATGGTGGATTTACAGTTGCTGCTTCACAAACTATTGATATGGGAGGCAATCAGATAGTTAATGTTGCTGATCCTACTGCTGCTCAGGCAGCTGCAACAAAGGCATATGTTGACGCTGTTAAAACAGGATTAAATGTTAAGGATGCCGTTAAACTTGCTTCAACTACAGCACTTGCTGCTTCAACTTATGCAAATGGTTCAAGTGGTGTTGGCGCCACATTAACTGCAAATGCGAACGGCGCTTTAAGTTTAGATAGTGTCGCTGTTTCTACAAGTGATAGAGTTTTAATTAAGAATCAGGCAGACGCCTCACAAAACGGTATCTATACGGTAACAAATACTGGTGGTGCTGGGGCTGCGTTTGTATTAACAAGAGCTACAGACGCCGATACATCTGCTGAAATGCCTGGTGGTTCTTTTGCCTTTGTAGAACAAGGTTCTGCTCTTGCTGATAACGGTTTTGTATTTACACATAATGGTTCACCAACCATAGGAACAACTGATTTAACAGTTGCACAATTCTCTGGTGCTGGTCAAATTGACGCTGGTGCTGGCCTTACAAAATCAGGTAATACACTGGCAGTTCAAGTTGACGATAGTTCAATAGAGATAAGTTCAGATACACTACAAGTTAAGGCAACTGGTATTACAAATGCTATGTTGGCAGGTAGTATTGATTTGACTGCAAAAGTAACCGGTATATTACCTGTTGCAAATGGCGGTACAGGTGCTTCTAGTTTAACTGCAAATAGAATGTTGATATCAAATGGAACAAGTGCAATAACTGTACTTGCTGCTGGTACTGCAGGTCAAGTAATGACATCAAACGGTGGTAGTGCTCCTGCGTTTGGTGATATAGACGGAGGCACATATTAATAATTAAGAAAGTGAAATTGTAATGGCTAAATTTGACGATGCCCAAACTATAACGGGTGAAGTAAATGTAAATTATGTTCTGACTGCCTACTCAAAAAAACTTACGAGTATTATGGGCGAAAATATTTTATTACAGGCGAAGGTGTCTGAGTTGGAAGAAGAAAACAGTAATTTAAGTAATGAATTAACTAAATTATATACAAAGGTAAATAATGGCAACAGTAATAAAACCAAAACGAAGCGAGTCCGCGGGCAGTAATCCTACTACAAGTGATATTGCAGTCGGTGAGATTGCGGTAAATACTGCTGATAAACAAATATTTGTTAGAGACTCTGGTGATAATATAGTTCAACTAGGTGGTGGAATATTAATTACAGGCAATACTTCTAATGCGGTTAGTACACAAAATGTTTTAACTGGTACTACATCGGATGCTACTGAAACAGAAATATTTATAGGTGGTGTTAGTAATAGTAGAGTGAGTGTTGCAAACAATTCAACTGTAATGTATAGTGTTGATATTGTTGCACGAAGAACAGATTCAGATGGTATTGGTGCAGGATATCATCTAAAAGGTATAATAGATCATAATTCAGGAACTACTGCTGATGTAGGTAATCTGTATGAAATTATACTTGCTGAAGATAATACTGCATTGGCTGTTGATGTTGGTGCCGATGCAACTAATGACGCAATTTATGTAAAAGTAACCGGTATAGCAGGGCACACTTATAGATGGGTCGCCCTACTTACCACTACGGAGGCGAAAGAATAATGGCAAGAACAAGAAGTGTAAGTATTGATGGCGTAACCGGTAAGGTTGATATTGATCCGATATCGGATCAACCCACGATTACGACAGGTGCTTCAGATGATTTAATTCTAGTATCAGATACCTCTGATTCTGGAAATATGAAAAAGATAACTATTGCAAATGCGGCCTTAACTGGGCCGACTGGTCCTACTGGACCTTCTGGTACTAATGGTAATGCTGGTCCTACTGGGCCTACTGGACCTGATGGACCTACTGGACCTACTGGACCTGATGGACCTACTGGACCTACAGGTGGTACTGGACCTACTGGACCTACTGGACCTGCAGGGGCTGATTCGTCAGTTGCTGGTCCTACTGGACCTACTGGGCCTACTGGACCTACTGGACCAACTGGTGGTTTCACAACAAACTCTAACGCCCAGGTTAACTCACTAGGTGTTGGTACTGCGGCATCAGGAACTGCTGGTGAAGGTCGTTTTACAAACAATATTACTGCTTACTATTCAGATGAAAGATTAAAAGATGTTCTTGGTGAAATAGATAATGCATTAGGTAAAGTAAAAGAATTGCGAGGTGTTTACTACAAAGAAAATGAAACTGCAAAGTCTTTAGGTTATGACAATGATAAAAGACAAGTAGGAGTAATTGCACAGGAAGTACAAAAAGTATTACCTGAAGTGGTAACAGAAGCACCAATAGACGAAAAATACATAACAGTTTGGTATGATAAGTTAGTTCCTTTATTAATTGAAGCAATAAAAGAACTATCAGCGAAAGTAGACAAATTAGAAGGAAAATAAATGGCTGTACCAAATTCAAAAACAACTTTGAAAGAATATTGCTTAAGAGCATTAGGTAAACCTGTAATTGAAATCAATGTTGACGAAGATCAAATTGATGATAGAATAGACGAGGCACTTCAATACTTCTCACAATATCACTATGACGGTGTTGAAAGAATGTATATGAAATATCAGATAACTGCTGATGATATTACTAGGGCAAGAGCAGATGAGGCTGTAGGTAGTGGTACTGAAGGTTCTGTTTCAATGTCTTATAAAAATCAGAAAAACTTTATTGTAATGCCTTCTGCTGTTTTATCAGTAATGAATATATTTAATTTCAATGACAAATCAAATTTAAATATGTTTGATATCAGATATCAAATGAGATTGAACGATTTATATGATTTTTCCTCTACCTCTATATTACACTATGAAATGACAATGAGGCACCTAGATTTTCTAGATCATATTCTCATTGGTGAAAAACCAATCAAATATAATATGCACAACAATAGGTTGTATATTGGTATGGATTGGGCAAATGATGTTAATGAAGGTGAATATTTAATTATAGAATGTTATAGAAAATTAGACCCTGATACATATACGGATATCTATGATGATATGTTTTTAAAGAGGTATTCGACTGCTTTAATCAAGCAACAATGGGGTGCTAATCTCTCAAAATTTCAAGGTGTTCAAATGTTAGGTGGAGTTTCTATGAACGGAGAAGCAATTTATTCACAGGCAGTAGAAGAGAAAAATAAATTAGAAGTAGAAATACGAGATACTTTTGAATCACCTATCAGTTATATGGTAGGATAAAATGCCAACTAATGTCTATTTCGATCACGGTAATCAGAATGAACAGCGTCTTTATGAAGAACTAATCATAGAGCAATTAAGTATCTACGGTCAAGATGTTTATTATTTACCTAGAACATTGGTAAATGAAGATCAGATTTTAGGAGAAGATACTTCAGCTAAATTTACCGCAGCGTATATTATGGAAATGTATGTTGAAAATACAGATGGATTTGCTGGTGAACAAGAAATAATTAGAAAGTTTGGTTTAGAACTACGAGATGATATATCTTTAGTAGTTTCTAAGATGAGATGGGAACAAGTTTTACAATCAGAAAATAATCTAATTGAATCATCTAGACCTAACGAGGGTGATTTAGTATGGTTTCCTAGAGTAAATGCTTTCTTTGAGATACAATTTGTTGAACACGAACAACCATTCTATCAAGTAAATAATGTTCCTGTATATAAATTAAGATGTACTAAATGGGAATATTCTTCAGAGGAAGTGTCAGTTGGTATTTCAAGTATTGACGCTGTTGAAGATAACTTGTCAACAAATATGCTTGACTATCAAGTTAGTCTTGAGGCAGGGTTGGCCGCTGGTTCGATAATGATGGAATCAGATATACCTGGTATGACTAACTTTATATTACTTGAAAGTGCGCCTGCTGAACTTGGTGAAAAACAGATTGTTGATCAGTCGCATAAATTTGAGGCTGCGTCTGGTGTTACCAGTACAGGCGATAGTACAGATGATATACTAGACTTTAGCGAAAGAAACCCATTCGGAGAAACTGATTATCACTTCGGGAAAGACTTCTAATGTTCGGACAATATTTTTATAATAAACATTTAAGAAATACAGTTATCGCTTTCGGTACTATATTTAATACTATCGGTGTAAGAAGGTATGACTCTAATGGCGTTGCCGTATCTAGTTTAAGAATACCTTTAATGTATGCACCAAGAGAAAAGTTTTTAGCCAGACTACAACAACAAACTAGTTTAGGTTCTGGCAGTGAAGAAACAGTTGCAATCACTCTACCTCGATTGAGCTTTGAAATGACTGGGATCTCATATGATCCCAGTCGTAAGATTAATAAAAACTTAAAGTATAAGAAAGCTAAAAGTGCAGATGATAATAAAGTTTTTACACAATTTACACCAGTACCTTACAATGTAGGTTTCAATCTTTATTCTTTTACCGCTAATTCAGATGATGGTCTACAAATTGTAGAACAGATATTACCGTTTTTTCAACCAGACTATACGGTTACATTTATTGAAGATAGAACAATGGATATTAAAAGAGATATTCCTTTTGTTTTAAATAGTGTAGATTATGAAGATACTTATGATGGCGATATGACTTCTAATCGAAGAATAATTTATACAATGAATTTTACTGCTAAAATTTATCTGTATGGTCCAATTACGAGTGGTGCTGTTATTCGTAAAGCAGGTGTTGATCTGTATGATAAACCTCAGTCTGAAAGTCCTTCAAGAAAAGAAAGAATCACTATTACCCCTAATCCAACGGGTGCTGATTATGATGATGACTACACTTATACTGAAACATTAGAGTTTTTTGAAGATGGTTTAAATTATGATGAGCAATCAGGAACAGATAAATAAATTTTTCTCAAGAAAAAGAATAAACTTAGATATAGGGTTTAGATGTACTCTAGAATGTCCTAAATGTGAGCGTCAACAAGATTATAAAGATATAAGGCCAGTTCCTGGAAGAGATATGACTATATCAGAATGGCATAAAATTGTAGATTACTTTGATGAGATACAATGTTGTGGTCAAATATCTGATCCTATATTCAATCCTCACTTTATTGATTTCATAAAAATAGCAAAAGAAAAAGATAAGTATTTAATGGTTCATACTGCAGCTTCTCAAAAACCAGTAAAGTGGTACAATGAAGCATTTGATAGTATGGGTAGAGGCGAGTGGACATTCGGTATAGATGGTTTACCTGAAGAAAGTCATAAGTATAGAGTTAATCAAGATGGAAAAAAATTATTTGAGATGGCTAAATTATGTGTTAGTAGGGGAATAAAAACTCGTTGGGTATATATTATATTTAAATATAATGAAAATCATATTGAAGAAGCAAAGAAGATGGCTGAAGATAATGGTATGGAATTTCAAATAAACATATCAGCAAGGTTTGATGGACCTGAAGATCCTTTAAGACCTATTAATCCTAAATATTATTTCGATAATGAGCGTTTTGCAGTATTAGGAAAATTAAATGTCTAGAGACATAAAAAATAAAACAACCCGTTGGTTTTTAAAAACTGATGAAGTAGTTTTTACTGGACCTAGAGATCCACAAGAATTAAAACCTTTATGTTTAGGCGCTGGTAAAAGTAATCAAAAAGATTTAATGGACTGGTCTGCTAAAATACATAAACAGTATACAGATCATTTAAGTGATTCATATGGATATAATTCTCAAGGTTATATTATGCCGTGTTGTTGGACTGTACAGGAAAAGGGACACGAAGAAGAACAATTTAAACCTTTAATGAAAGATAAGTTTCATATTAGTAATGTGGATAAAATAGAAGATATTTTTCAATCTGAAGAATGGAAAGAATTTGTAGATACATTGGTTAAAAAACCACAAAATGCAGCTAAGATTTGTTGGCATTTTTGTGGTAGAAAAAATAACAATTATTCTAAGGAGCATAAATACTAGTATGAGTAAAATAGATGATAAATTAAATGAAATATTAGATGTAACCGCTGAGCAAATATTGGCACCTAAACCAATAGAGACGAGAGAGGTTACTGTAATGCCAGAGTCAGCAGATCCTCAAGATGATTTTGAACACGGCCGAGAGAATCTTTATAAGTTAATAGAAAAAGGTAATGAAGCAATAGATGGTATTTTATCACTTGCAAAAGAAAGTGAGCATCCTAGAACATATGAGGTTGCAGGACAATTAATTCAAACAGTAAGTCAAGTATCGCAAGATTTATTAGGTCTACAAAGTAGATTAAAAAGACTAAAAGAAGTTCCTAACAACGCACCTAAAAATGTAACCAATGCGTTGTATGTAGGTTCAACAAATGAATTACAAAAACTATTAAAGAAAACAAAAAAAGATGACGGAGAATCTAAATCCTAGAGAACAGTATCTAGGTAATCCTAATTTAAAGAAAGCATTTACTTCTTCAGAATTTACTGAAGAGCAGATTGTTGAGCTATCTAAGTGTATCGAGGATCCAAAATATTTTATAACAAACTTCATAAACATTGTCACCATTGATAAAGGTTTAGTACCATTTGAAATGTATAAGTTTCAGGAAAAAATGGTAGATACTTTTCACGATAATAGATTTACAATTTGTAAACTACCAAGACAGTCTGGTAAATCAACGATCATTATTGCATATCTATTACATTATACTCTATTTAATGAGAATGTTAATGTTGCTATTCTTGCAAACAAATCATCTACCGCTCGTGATCTATTAGGTCGTTTACAACTTGCATATGAACATCTACCTAATTGGATGCAACAAGGCGTAATGAATTGGAACAAAGGTTCATTAGAATTAGAAAATGGTTCTAAGATTGTTGCGGCTGCAACTTCATCATCTGCTATTCGAGGTGGGTCTTTTAATGTAATATTCCTTGATGAGTTTGCCTATATACCTAATAATATTGCTGATGAATTTTTTAGTTCAGTTTATCCTACAATTTCTTCTGGTAAGTCATCAAAGATTATGATGGTATCTACGCCACATGGAATGAATATGTTTTATAAGATATGGACAGACGCTGTAAATAAAAATAATACATATGTTCCTATTGAAGTACATTGGACTGAAGTGCCTGGTCGTGATGAAAAATGGAAAGAAGAAACAATTAAGAATACAAGTGAACAGCAATTTCAAACCGAGTTTGAATGTGAGTTCTTAGGTTCTGTTAATACATTAATTGCACCAAGTAAGTTAAAGGCATTGGCACATATAGATCCACAAAGAAGTGGTGAGATAGATATTTTTGAAATGCCTAAAAAGGATCATATCTATACTTGTACGGTTGATGTATCGAGAGGTACTAATAATGACTATTCTGCTTTTACTATATTTGATACTTCAGAAATGCCATATAGACTTGTGGCAAAATATAGAAGTAATGAAATTAAACCAGTTATTTTTCCTAATATCATAAACGAACTTTGTAGAAAATATAATATGGCATATGTTTTAGTAGAGACAAATGATCTAGGTCAACAAGTCGCAGACGCTTTACAGTTTGAGTGTGAATATGACAATATGTTAATGTGTACCCAAAAAGGCAGATCAGGTCAAATACTAGGGGGTGGATTTAGTGGAAGAGGTTCTTCACTAGGTCTTAGAATGACTAAGGCTGCGAAAAGAGTAGGATGTTCAAACTTAAAGTCTTTGCTAGAAGGTGATAAAATGATAATTCAAGACTTTGATACTATCGCAGAATTATCAACATTCATATCAAAAGGTAAGTCTTATGAAGCAGAGGATGGTTGTAATGATGATTTAGTTATGTGTCTTGTAATGTTCGCCTGGCTTGCGAATCAACAGTATTTTAAAGAGTTAGTTAATATAGATATGCGTAATGCCCTCTTTGCTGAGCAACAAAATGCATTAGAACAGGATATGGCACCTTTTGGGTTTATGGATGATGGGTTAAATGAACACGAATCTGAGATAGACGAATATGGCGATGTCTGGAATCCTGTTGATGTAGTCAGATAGTCTGTAATTTTTGATACTTATAAATAGTTTCAAGGGTTGAATAAAATTAAGGGTAATTTAAATAATTAAGGAGAAAACACTATGGCATTCCAACTATCACCAGGTGTTCTCGTACAGGAAACAGACCTAACTAATATTATACCTGCAGTAGCCACTTCTATTGGCGCAACAGTTATTGTATCTGAAAAAGGTCCTATGGATGAAATTACAACAATTTCATCTGAGAAAGAATTAGTAGATACATTCGGTAAACCAGACGGTAATACATACGAATATTGGTTTACGGCTGCTAACTTTTTACAGTACGGTAATACTTTAAAAGTGGTTCGTGCTACAACAGGTAATGTAAATGCTTGTGTATCAGGTACTGCTATACAGATAAAAAACACCCAACACTATCTTGATAACTTCGCAAGTGGTCAAGCTGCTGTTGGTCCATGGGCTGCTCGTACTGCTGGAACTCACGGAAACAGTTTACAAGTTTCTATGTGTACAAATTCTAATGCGTTTTCATCTACTGCAACTTCACTAGTAAATAACGGATCAGGTATCGCTGTCGGCGCTACTGTGGTCGCTGTTGATACTGGTTCAGAGTTTGTGGTTGGTGATCTTATAGAGTTTGGTGACGCAAGTAGCAATTTCAATGCTGCTCCGTCAGGAGAGTTCTACGAAATTACGGCAATCAATTCAAACGACCTAACGGTCAAAAGACATAACAGCACAGGTTCTCAAGGCCTAAAACACGCAGTAGTAGATAACGCTAAGATCAAAAGATACTGGAAATATTTTGATCAGTTTGACGCTGCTCCAGGAACAACAACTGATGTATCTAATAATAACGGTTCAAATGATGAAATGCATATCGTTATTATTGATGAAGATGGTAAAGTTTCTGGTACTGCTGGAACTATTCTCGAAATCTTTGAGGGTGTTTCACAGGCTTCAGACGCAAAAGATGAGTCAGGTGCTACTAACTACTATGCTGATGTAATATACAATCAAAGTTCATATGTATATTGGATGGATCACGAAACTACACTGGCAAATGCTGGTTCTGCTAAGGCAGGTCAGGCATTTGATAATGCCGGTTCAAGTGCAACTGCTCTATTCAGTAATTCACTTGCAAGTGGTACAGATGACAACGCACCAACAAACGGTGAGTTGGCGCTTGCAGTAGATAAGTTCAAAGACGGAGAAACAGTAGATGTTAATTTACTAATTACTGGTCCATCCGCAACTGGTTCTGACGCTACTGGTACTACATATGCTACGGCTGTGATTGATGTTGCTGAGTTTAGAAAAGATTTAGTTGCTTTTATTTCACCTGCTTCCGCAGATGTTGTAAATGTTGCTGATCCTATCGCTCAAACAGAAAATGTTAAAGGTTTTGCTGACGCATTATCTTCAACTTCATATGCTGTTATTGATAGTGGTTACAAATATATGTACGACAAATATAATGATGTATATAGATTCGTTCCATTGAACGGAGATATTGCTGGTTTATGTGCTAGAACAGACAATGTTGCAGACGCATGGTTCTCACCTGCAGGTCTCAATAGAGGTCAAATTCGTGGTGCTGTTAAACTTGCATACAATCCTAACAAATCACAAAGAGATACACTTTATCGTGCAAGAATAAATCCTGTGGTAACTTTACCAGGTCAGGGTACTTTAATGTTCGGTGATAAAACTGCATTGGCAAAACCAAGTGCGTTTGATCGTATCAATGTTAGAAGATTGTTCATCACTCTAGAAAAGGCAATTTCTACAGCTGCTAAATTTCAACTCTTTGAATTCAATGATGAGTTTACAAGAGCACAATTTAGAAATCTTGTAGAACCATTCCTAAGAGATGTACAAGGTCGTAGAGGAATCACAGACTTCCAAGTTGTTTGTGATGACACTAACAATACTGGCGATGTTATTGATCGTAATGAGTTTAGGGCTGACATTTTTGTTAAACCTAACAGATCAATTAACTTCATAACTTTAAACTTTATCGCAACAAGATCAGGCGTAGCCTTTTCTGAAGTTGCGGGTGCTTAACCTAGAGAGAGGAGAATAAACAATGCCTAATATTAATGACTTTAAAGCTCGTCTCGCTGGTGGGGGCGCTAGAGCCAATCAGTTCAAGGTAACAATGCCTTTCCCTGGTTATTCTGCCGTTGGTGGTGAAACGCAACAAATGGCCTTCTTATGCCAAGCTGCTCAACTACCTGGTAGTACAGTAGGTGAAACGCCAATACCATTTAGAGGTAGAACACTTTATATCGTAGGAGATAGAGAGTTTGAACCTTGGACGGTTACAGTTCTAAACGATACCGATTTCTTAGTGAGAAACGGACTAGAAAGATGGTTGAATGGAATGAACAATATGACTGATAACGAAGGGTTAACAAACCCTGCTGATTATCAAGTTGACGCTTTTGTTGATCAATTAGATAGAAATGGCGGAATACTAAAGACTTATACTTTTAGAGGTCTTTTTCCGACAGCACTATCACCAATTGATCTTGCATATGATACCAACAATAGTGTTGAGACTTTCACTTGCACATTCAGATACCAATACTTTGAAACTGATACTACTACTTAATTTATCATATAAATAATTAGTAGAAATTATTATGAAAAGGAAATCTAATGGCTGAATTATTTGGCTTTCAAATAACACGAGCTAATCAAAAAGCTAAGGATGGTGGATCTCCCCAGAGTTTCACCGTCCCTACGGCTGATGATGGCACGACCACGGTATCTGCTGGTGGTTACTTCGGATCTTATCTCGACCAAGAAGGTGGTGCTAAGAATGAAGAAGAACTAATTAGAAGATATCGAGAAATTGCAATTTATCCTGAAGTGGATACTGCTATTGATGACATTGTAAATGAAGCAATAGTAGCAGATGAAAGAGATCAATCAGTCTCTTTATCACTAGACAATTTAAATTTATCACAAAAAATTAAATCTAAAATTAGAGATGAGTTTGATGAAATTCTAAAACTATTACAGTTTGAAGAAAAAGGTCACGATATTTTTAAAAGATGGTACATAGACGGAAGAGTTTATTATCATAAAGTAATTAATCCTGAAAAACCAAGACTAGGGCTTTCAGAATTAAGATATATTGACCCTCGTAAAATTCGTAAAGTTAGAGAAATAAAGAAACAACGATCTAACAAGAATGGTGTTGAAATGACCCAATCTGTTAATGAGTGGTATGTCTATAATGAAAAAGGTATGACTTCACCTAATTCTAATATGGGTCTTAAAATTACTACGGATGCTATTTCTTATTGTACTTCTGGCGTGATTGATCAAAATAAAAATGTAGTATTAAGTTATTTACATAAGGCAATCAAACCAGTTAACCAATTACGAATGATTGAGGATGCTGTTGTTATTTACAGAATAGTAAGAGCACCTGAAAGAAGAATATTCTATATAGATGTTGGTAATCTTCCTAAAGTAAAGGCGGAACAATATCTTAAAGATGTCATGGCAAGATATAGAAATAAACTTGTTTATGACGCCTCAACAGGAGAAATGAGAGATGACAGAAAACATATGTCAATGCTCGAAGATTTCTGGCTACCTAGGAGAGAAGGTGGTCGAGGCACAGAAATAACGACTCTACCTGGTGGACAAAATCTTGGCGAAATACAAGATGTTCAATACTTTCAAAAGAGAGTATATAAATCTCTCCATGTACCAGTTAGTAGAATGGAACAAGATCAAGGTTTTAATCTTGGTCGTACTGCTGAGATAACTAGAGATGAAATAAAGTTTTCTAAGTTTGTACAAAGGTTGAGAAAAAGATTTACTGGATTATTCCATGACTTATTAAAGACTCAATTAGTCTTAAAAGGTATAATCACAATAGATGATTGGGATGCAATTAAATCCCATATACAATATGACTTCTTAAAAGATGGACACTTTGCAGAACTAAAAAATGCAGAACTATTGAAAGAAAGAATTAATCTTGCAAATGAACTAACACCTTATGTTGGTAAATATTTTTCAGTAGAATATCTAAGAAAGAATGTGTTAAGACAATCAGATGAAGAGATTACAGAAATCGATTCACAAATTGCTAATGAAGTCCAATCCGGTACTATCGCAGACCCATTAGAGTCTGAAGATGATGAACACGATATCGAGGCGGATATAATGAATAAAGGAGAAAATGATGAGTGAAACAGAAACTAAAGATATAAATTATGTTAAAGATATGGTAGATTCTCTATCGCAAGGAGATAATATTGGTGCTGAAAAAGCATTTAAGGATGCTCTTGCAGGTAAAATTTCAGCGTCTCTAGATACTAAAAGACAAGATGTCGCTAGTTCTTGGTTGAATGAACCACAAGAAACGCCTACTGATGAAGCACCCCAAGAGATTGAGGTAACAAGTGATGTGCCTAGTGATCCTAAACCTGAAGTTGCTGAACCTAGTGCTGATATACTACCAGATGAAACGGTTTAGTCAATATAAAAGAGAATTAACTGAGGTACAACATAAGGTATCTACTGAGTATAATAAACTATCGCCTAGAATGAAAAAAGCGATAGATGACTTGTTTAAAACAAGTGATTCGATAGATAAAATAGACACTAATATTGATAGAGTCGCAAAGCAGTATGGTGTAAATAAGTCTAAAATTATGGCTTATTTGGATAAAGAAACTTTGCGATAGTATAAATAGTAATTAGGAGAGAATTATGGCATTCGCAACTAAAACATTAAGAGACGATCCTATACCTACAGGCGCTGGTTCTGCGGGTGGCACGGTCGTTATTCGTTTAGATCACTCGGCAGATAGTGCAACTTCGGCTGCTCTTGACGCAAGTGCTTTATCAGGACACGCTAACGGTGCGAAATTAAGTATTGCAAAAATACATCACGCCCTTGCTGGTTCAGTAGAAATACAATTTAAAGGTTCATCAACAGATACACACGCAATTAGATTAACAGGTACAGGCACATATGCAGGACCTGCTATTGCTAATGACGCTACAAATGCTGGTGCAACAAGTGGTGACTTAGAAACTATTGGTGCTTCGGCAACAGGTTATATCATATTAGAATTAAAAAAAGACGCAGCCTTTACTGCGTAAGGAGAGAATAAATGTCTGAATCATTAAGAACTAGTAGAAGTTTGCTTGAAGAAGCTGCAAAGGTTTTGAAATCAGAATTAACTGCTGGTCAAAAAAAACTACCACCTGCTTTACAAAAAGCAATTAAAGATAAAGAAGATAAAAAAGAAGATTCACATACACCTGCCGATAAAATGAAAAAGGATAAAAAAGAAGATTCACATACACCTGCTGATAAAATGAAAAAGAAAGAAGAACTTTCTGATAAGCAGAAAAAAATGGATATGAATAAAAACGGCAAAATTGATGGCGAGGATCTTGCAAAACTTAGAACAAAAAAAGAAGAACTAGAAATATTAATAGCAGAGTTAGAAACTAAGTTAGAAGAATAATATTATGGCTGATACGGTAACGAGTCAAACTATTGCTGATGTAAGTGGTCAAAAAACCACAATGAAGTTTACCAATATATCTGATGGTAGTGGTGAAACTTTGGTTACTAAGATGGATGCTTCGGCACTAACTTATATGACCGAGGATGCAACTAAGAAAATATCTAAGTTGTACTGGTCTATAAACACTCAAGACCCAAAAGGTGGTGTTGAGATTTTATTTGCAGGCAGTGGTACTTCCGCTGCTAACGCAACTGCGATTGTGTTATCTGGTTCTGGTTTTTTTGATTTTAGAACTGATGGTAATGAAATACCTAATAACGCAACCCTAACTGCTGATACTTCACCTGCAGGTGATATATTATTCAGTACAAGAAATTTTAATAACGGTGATAGTTATACTATCATGGTAGAGGTAAGATAAATGAAACTGATTACAGAAACTACTGAAAATATCGAAGTTATTACCGAAGAAAAAGGTAGTAGCAAAGATTACAAAATTCGTGGTATATTTCTACAAGGTGATATTAAAAATCGTAATGGTAGAGTTTATCCAGTAAATGTATTAGCAAAAGAAGTTAATAGATATAATAAAGAATTTGTAGAAAAGAAAAGAGCTTTCGGTGAGTTAGGACATCCTGACGGACCGACTGTGAATCTCGAAAGAGTTTCACATATGATCACTAGTTTAAAACCTGAAGGCAGAAACTTTATAGGTGAAGCGAAGATCATGGATACGCCATATGGCAAGATAGTCAAGAATTTAATTGACGAAGGTGCTCAATTAGGTGTATCATCAAGAGGTATGGGGTCAATGAAACAAGTTAATGGCAAAAATGTCATAAACAATGACTTCTATCTCGCAACAGCAGCTGATATAGTTGCAGACCCATCAGCACCTGACGCTTTCGTTGAAGGCATTATGGAAGGTAAAGAATGGGTATGGGACAACGGAGTACTGAAAAGTATGGAAGTTGAGAAATATAAAGAGGAAATTGAGAGTGTTCGTAGAGCTGAACTAGCTGAAGCAAAAGCGAGAGTTTTCAAAGACTTTTTATCAAAGTTTTAAGTTTGCGTAAACTACGCACTCTGGAAAATCCAGAGTTTATAAATAGTTTATAACAATTTAATTCTAGAATTAAAATAATTAAAGGAGAGACCCTATGTCTGATACTGAAATTAAAGAAGTAGAGGCAGGGTT